GAGATGGGTATGCGGGCCATTGCTCAAACAAAAAAGCTTACACCTGTTGATACAGGCAACTTAAGAAACAACTGGGAATTGAGCCAGGTTTATCGTAAAGGTGATGAACTATATATCGTGCTATTCAATCCCACGGAGTATGCAAGCTTCGTAGAAGATGGCCACATGCAACATTCCCGTTGGGTACCTGGAGAGTGGCGAGGTGATAGATTTGAGTACATCCCTGGCGCAAAAACTGGAATGATGCTAAAAGAAAAGTGGATCCCAGGACATCACATGGCAAGGATTTCAATTAACAAGATAGAGCGGGAATTGCCTATGAGGTATGATCGAGCATTCAAAGAATTTATTAAAGGATTGGGGGTAGTTTGATGGCTACTGGGCAAATCACCGGCGAGATAATAAAAAGTGCAATTTCTCTAAAAATCCGGAGTGCATTTGCAACCACCAGTGGCACTCCCCCAGTCACTACATATCCAACTATATACAAAGAGAAGGTTGTACAAGGCATGATTAAACCATGCTTCTTTGTTTGGCAGATGGATGTAGAGCAGGAAAAGTTGATGAGAAATAACTACGAAAGAGTTTATCAAATGAATGTTCGATATCATCCAGAGGATAATGATTTGAAACGCTATCAGACGCTCGCAGACATTGGTAATAAACTTCTTGAGTGTCTTACTCAGATAGAGGTTCCAATTTTCTTGGGGCGTTATGATGCTGAGGGAGAGCCGATAGAAGATAAGAAACCAATTCGAGGTAGCCAAATGAGTTTCAACATAGTGGATGATGTGTTGCAAGTGTTTGTGACTTATGTAGTCAAGATGAAGATGGTTGAAGCGGCTCTTCCATTTATGGAAACGCTTGATGTCATTAATCAATAAAAAGAAGGAGGAAAGCAAATGGCTGGCGGAACTTTTCTAACACAGAATAAAATCAGGCCGGGAGCTTATATCAATTTCAAAGGCGTAGCTAAACCGCTTTCCAGTCTTGGTACTCGTGGTGTTATGACCATGCCGGTACCTATGAGCTGGGGGGATACAATCACAGAGCTATTGAGCACTGATCTAATTGACGGCAAGAGCTTACCAAAGATTGGTTACACCGCTTTCGATGAGGAGAGTCAAATTTTCAGAGAGGCATTGAAAAATGCGTACAAAGCAATTATTTATAGATTAGATACCGGAGGGTTTAAAGCAACTGCGGTCTTGGCTCCGCTTACTGCGACTGCTAAATATGCAGGTGTGGTTGGTAATGAGATTGCAGTATCAGTGGTTGAGAATACCGCCGCGTCGGCATTTGATGTAATCACGATATTTAGAAATGTGGAGAAGGATAGACAGACTGTAACAACTGTTGAGGAACTTGAGGATAATGATTGGGTAGTGTTTAGCGGTACCGGTAATGTGGCAGCAAATGCAGGAGTCACTCTTTCAGGCGGCACTAACGGAACCGTATCAGATGCAACTTATGCAGATTACCTCAATGCAATCAAAGCATATAATTGGAATACAATGGCGATTCCACAGGATGCTTCTTCTCAGACTCAAAACTTTATCACATTCATTAAGAGTCAAAGAGATACTTTCGGAAAGAAAGTTCAGGCAGTTCTATATAATGTAGATGCCGATTATGAAGGTATCATCTCGGTAGCTCAGGGTTATAAAACAGTTGATGAAACAATCTCACCTACTACTTTTGTAGCATATGTGGCGGGATTGACGGCAGGTGCTAATCCTAATCAATCTAATACTTACCATGTAATCCCAGGAGCGGTGTCTATCGTATATCCTGCTGGAGTTACTCCATATGGTGATGAGGAAATTATTGAAGCTCTTAAGAACGGTAAATTTGTTCTATCTACAAGACAAGATGGAGCGGTGGTGGTTGAGCAAGATATCAATACTCTTCATACCTTTACTCCGGATAAGGGATACGTATTTAGTAAGAATAGGGTTATCAGAACTCTGGATGAAATCAATAACTCCATAGCACTATTGTTTGAAAGAAGCTATATTGGCAAGGTGAATAACAATGATGATGGCAGAAATATCTTCAAATCTGATATCATCAATTACCTCAACACTCTTCAGAATATCTCTGCTATCCAGAACTTTGACCCGACTACTGATGTTCAGATTAGTGCAGGGGAAGCGATTGATGCAGTAGTGGTTGATTTGGCGGTGCAGCCAGTCGATTCCATGGAGAAACTTTATATGACCGTAATGGTTGGTTAATGAGAGGAGGAAAGACATATGTTCTTGAGAGCAGGAGACACAATTAGCGGCCAGGAAGGTAAAGCAACCTCTGTCATTGATGGAAATGTTGAGGATATGTTTTATGTCAAGACTTTGGAAGCTACATTCGAAAAGAATAAGGCAGAAGTCAAGACTCTTGGCAAAAGAGGAGTTCAGCATAAAGGAGTAGGTTGGTCAGGCTCCGGTAGCATGACTCTATACTATGTGACTTCAAGATTCAGGCAGATGGCAGCGAAATATGCAAAGACAGGTCAAGACACATATTTCAATATCGCGATTGTAAATGATGACCCGACTTCCACAATAGGAAAGCAAACCGTGGTGCTCTACAATTGTAATATTGATAGCGTGGTTTTGGCAAGACTTGATACCGAGTCAGATGTATTAGAAGAAGACATTGACTTTACATTTGATGATTTTGACATTCTGGATAGCTTTGGAAATCCAGTAGTGTAATTTAGAATAGGAGGAAACTTCATGGGCGCACTACTTGAATTTCTTATCGACAATCCTGTCGATGATGTAACTGAAGAGGTAATTGTTTCCAAGCGTTTGGAGAAATTCCCGTTCAAAATTAAAGCAATGACCGGCAAGGAATTTAGTGAATACCAAAAGCTGGCAACAGTAATTGGAAAGAAAAAGAAAATTTCATTTGATTCGCAGAAATTCAATGAACAGGTTGTTCTCAATCATGTCATTGAGCCAAACTTTAGAGATGCGGAAAGCATTAAGAAGGCAGGGTGTCAGAGTCCTGAGCAATTCCTTTATAGGAGTTTGCTTGCCGGCGAGATTAGTGAACTTGCCAATAAAATCTCTATGTTGTCTGGATTTGATTCTGACATTGAGGAGACAATCGAAGAAGCAAAAAACTCCTAAAGGAAGGCGACGGTGAAGTTTGGTATGCATACTATGCGTTAAACAAATTTCATTGGAAACCAAGCGAATTCGTCGACCTTCCTATTCGTGAAAAAGCCCTTGTTATAGCAATGATTAATGAACGAATCGAACAGGAAAAAAGAGATAGCAAAAAGGTAAAACGAAAGGGGGGTAAAAGATGACGTACAAAGAGTGGTACGAGGCTTTTACCCTCCTCAATTCAGATATCAAAAAGCTACTTAAAAAGGCATGTGCTTTAAATAAATTCAAGATGAAAGGGAAACAAAAAGAATATAATCTAATGCTTCCTGAAATACAAGTCGATCTTGCGTATGCCAGAAAAGTGTTCGATAAGCTGGATTCTCAAAGCTATTGGCACAAGCAATATCTTGACGAAGATAAGTGGTCTAAATACAAGGAAGGCATATCTGGCATCTTTGCTTATTTAGATACGCTTATTCCCGAAAGGGCGGTGAAATAATGGCAACAGTCAAAAACACAATAACTTTACAAGACAAAATGACGCCTGTGCTTAGGAGTGTTATCAAAGCATTACAAAGCACGGTTGTTGCGATGTCTCAAATAGATGATGTTAGCAACACTTCTTTTAATAGAATGAAAAAAGATGTTAGTATGGCTGAGGATGCTGTAAACAAGCTTGAACAGGAACTTAAAGGAATACCCGTAGCATCTGAGGAAGCCGGAAATAGCATTACGAAGCTAAAGAATCCTCTTGTTACTTTGTCAGCAGCATTCTACTCCGCACAACAAATTTTTGCTGGTATTGGTAAGATAACAGGCTTGGCTGATGAAGTGTCAATGACAACTGCAAGATTAAACCTAATGAATGATGGTTTGCAAACTACAGAAGAACTTCAACGAATGATTTTCAATTCAGCAAATGCAGCAAGAAGTTCTTATATGGACACTGCAGCAGTTGTTTCAAAGTTAGGTATATTGGCCGGTGATGCGTTTAGTAGCAATGAGGAAATGGTGTTATTTGCAGAGCAAATGAATAAGCAGTTCAAGATTGGCGGAGCAAGCGCTCAGGAACAAACTTCGGCAATGTACCAGTTAACTCAAGCGATGGCTGCTGGTAAGCTGCAAGGAGATGAATTCCGTGCTATTATGGAGAATGCTCCATTACTGGCGCAAGCAATTGCAGACTTTACAGGAAAGAGCAAAAGCGAACTGAAGGAAATGTCTGCTGAAGGGACAATCACCGCTGACATTATCAAAGGTGCAATGTTTGCGGCAATGGACCAGACGAATGCTCAATTTGAAGCTTTACCGATAACGTTTGCTGAATCTATGGCGGTTATTAAAAACAATCTTGTCATGACATTACAGCCTGTTTTTACTTGGTTAAGCCAAGGTGCCACTTGGATAGCTGAAAACTGGGAAAAGCTTGTTCCTATATTCCTTGGTGTAGCCAGTGCTCTGGCGGTGTATGCTGCGGGAATGGGAATTGCGGCGATAGCCACGTGGGTTGCCACAGGTGCAGCAAAAGCATTCTTTACAACATTGTTAACGAACCCTGTGTTTTGGATTGCGTTAGCTATTGGTGTTTTGATTGGCGTAATTTACAAATGGGTGCAATCGGTTGGCGGACTTAAAATAGCTTGGGCAATAGCTAGCAACTACATCTTGATTGCCTGGAGCTGGATAAGGATTGCATTTATGACCGGTGTGTACTTTGTCTTGAATCTCTGGGATAAGCTTACATATGGCATTAGTGCTGCAGGTGTGGCAATTGCTAACTTCCTTGGAGATATGAAGGCAAACGTTCTGACGATTCTGCAGAACATGGTTAATGGTGCCATAGGTATTATCAATGACTTCATCAAGGTTTTGAATTTAATCCCTGGTGTGTCCATAGACACTATTGCGGAAGTTACATTTGGAACAACAGCACAAATGGAAAATGAAGCGGCAAAACAAGCTAGAAATGAAGAGCTTGCGGCTAAGAAAGCTGAACTTGATGCAGCCAAAGCTGAACGCGATGCTAATATTGCAAATATGCAAGCCGAAGCTGATGCAAGCCGTGCTCAACGTGAAGCCGCTATTGCAAGCATGCAAGCCGAAGCTGCGGCAACAGAAGCTGCAGGATTCACGCCATTACAACCTGGTGATGATATAGGTGAGGTTGGCAAGGTTGGTTCTGTTGGAAAAATTGAAGATGACATATCAATTACCGATGACGATATCAAGCTTTTGAAAGATGTCGCCGCGACGGAATTCGTAAACAAATACACAACCTTACGCCCCGAGATGACAGTGACTTTCGGTGATGTCAGAGAGACGGCAGATGTTAATAAAATCCTATCAGTTATTGAGGATATGGTTGAAGAAGCGTATGCGAGTAGTTTAGTAGGGGAGGGAGCTTAATGGCTATTAGATTTTTCTTTGAATTTGAAAACCAGGTAGTGCAGCTCCCGGTAAATCCAGAGGAAATAGTATTAAAATCTTCTGGCTCTAATAAGGTTGAGGAGATTGTAAAAATAGGAGAAATAAATTTACTAAGAGAAAAGAAGTTGACTGAATGTACGATTGAGGGGTTTTTACCGGCAAATCCTAATGCTCCTTACATAGTAACTTCTGGACGATTTGAGCCTCCAGAATTTTATTTAGAGTTCTTTGAGAAAATAAGGGCAAGCAAAACTCCATGTAGGTTTATTATTAGTGATACCGATGTGAATATGCTGGCATCTATTGAGGATTTAGAATATGGATTAAAAGCAGGTGATCCTGATACTCACTATGTCATGACCATCAAAGAGTTTAGACCATTCTCAGCTAAAACGTTGGTTATCAAATTACCAACTGTTCCCACTGACCCTCCTAAAATAGAGAAACCCGTTCCGGAAAGACCAAAGACTGGATTCTCAATCGGAGATAATGTAATAGCAAATGGTAAATATTGGTATAGCTCATGGGGGGCTTCGCCCTTTGGAACCTTTAGTAATTTTACAGGGAAGATAAGTCATATTGTAGCAGATAAGAACCGGGAATACCGATATCATATAACAACACCAAGCGGAGGATATAGGGGATGGGTAGCAGAGAGCCAGATTAAACATAAGTAGGAAGGGTGAGTATATGCGAATAGAATTAATCATACAAGACAGCAAAAGTGGAAATGCTTGGGATATGAGCGAATTGGTTAATAGCGGGATAAACTGGGAAACCAATATAGCGGAACAGCCCGGCAAATTGACTTTTGAATATATTGACCAGGAAAATATCTCAATAAACGAAGGCTCACCCGTTTCTTTTAAGATTGATGGTCAAGGTATTTTCTTTGGATATGTATTTAAAAAAGGGCGGTCAAAGAATGGAAAGATTCAAATAACTGCTTATGACCAGATGAGATACCTCAAGAATAAAGATACTTA